GAAATCTCAATGCTGCACAAAAGCTTCGTATTGCCATGCCATATAAGGAGGTTTTTGAGAAAGAGGGGAAAAAGAACCAATCAGTGGCTGGTAAAGGGAAAAAAGTCAACAAAACAATTGATACTGCCAGGAAAATCAAAGAAGAATTGAAAGGACTTTTAAACCAAAATTAAAATGGAAAATATTGCATTGCCAGTAATCTTTGGATTACTATTCTTTTGGGTGATTATCCTGTTTTTTCAAATTATATTAATCATTAAAAAAGTTAAAAAATGAAAAAAATTGTGAAAGCATTAAGTGAACTCCAAACCCTTATGGAGGCTGAGGTGGAAAAAAGGAATGAAACGTACGACAGCTGTACTGAAAACTGGCAAGAGTCCGAAAAAGGAGAAGAATACCAGGAATTAACTGATAACCTGGAAGAATTCCTCGGCCAGATTGAAGAAATGATTGAGGTATTAGGATCGTGAAATTGAATAGGGCATCCTGCTTGACGGGGTGCCCTATTCCTGTTTTTGTATTTGGACAAATTAAAGGAGTGATATAACAAGAGAGTTACCGCACTAAAAGGGTCTTTCGGATAATCAGTTACAACCTACCTTAGAAATAAGATGAGTTGTGTAATACGATGAATTAACATTTGATTCTGGTTAGCATCCCTCTCTCTTGTTTTTAATTTGAAACCAATTAAATTCTAAATATTATGAAACAGACAATCAAAAATGACCGCATAGGATTTGTGGTCTTCGTTATTATCCTGCTCGTTATTATGGCAGGTGAAAGTATTGTAAATTTCATTCTTAAATTATTTGGATTATGAGAAATGGGACTTATTACATGAACAACACCGGGCATCGGTGGGTTGTGTATCACAACGGTGAAAAAGAACGTGTCCGTGTTCTTTTCCCTGACGGTCATATTGAAACCCGTGCTATTTTGTACTACGAAAGTTTTGGTAACTTTGCCTTAACCTGTATCAGTTTGAAAGGGAAAAAACAGAAATTTTTCCAGGACTCCTGCTTCATACAAGATGAAGATGATAATGAAATTCTGTTTGAAGGTATTATCCTTAAACCTGACTACAATGCCTAATGAATTTATGAAACGATATGGGGATAAAAAAATTATTCCCTCTAAAAAAAGGTGGACCCCCAAAACTGAACAACAAATGAGAATCGAAATTCAATCTGCCCGGGCTCAATTGATTTATTGGAATGATGAACTGCTGGACAAATGGATGTCAGATGAAGATGAGAAGCTCCATATCATCTGGGAACAAATTAACCAAATAATTGAACGTTTAAATAAAATCTAAATTAATTATACTATGAAAACATTTATGGGATTACAAATTGAACAAAGTCCTGAAGAAAATCGTACATATCTTCTGGGATGGGAACCTTATTTTGAAAAGTATAGAAAAGTTGCTACTATCTTCCACTCCTTAAAAGAAGTTATTCCTTGCCATGGGTATTTCTATCCGCATAAATATGGGGTGATTTCTGAAAAATATGCTAAGAAAATTGGATACAAATTTAATAACCAATAAGAAAGGCACGACTTTATGGCAACAATACTGATTTCAAAGGTAGGAGATTTTCGATGTTTTATCAAGGATGTATTCGTCCCAGATAAAGAAGGATATTGTTATTTTGTCCAGGAAACAGGCTTCTACACAAGAATTGAAAAAAGAGCTATCCTTCACGCAAGAAGGTATTTAAAAAAGAAACGTGAAATGTATCACAGAATAAGAGGAATATGATAAGAACTGCAAATCTGATTAAGGAAAGACAGGTTATTAAAATTTGTTTTTCTTACTCAGACAAAGAAGCTTTTAGAAAGATTGCTTCTTTTCCTGATGTTAAAATGAAATCCGACTATTGGGAAGGGTATATTACCCAAAAATTAATAGAACTACTGAAAGAATTAAATTTTGTATTCAGTCCTTCCCTTCAAAACTGGGATAAAAAGGAAGATGAAGTAAAAAAACTTTCTTTGAATCTTAATGTAGAGGAACTCTATAAATATCAGATAGAAGGAGTTCATTTTTTAGAACAAAAAAATGGAAGAGCTTTGATAGCAGATGAAATGGGTTTAGGTAAAACAGTCCAAGCCTTATCTTGGCTAAAACTACATCCAGAATTCTCAAAAGTTTTAGTAATTTGTCCAGCCAGCTTGAAAATTAACTGGCAAAGAGAAGCAGAAAAATGGGCTCTGCTGGATATGGAAATTTTAAATGGTACTACTCCACACAAAATTAAGAGTAATGATGTTATTATCAACTATGATATCCTTTCTTATTGGGAGAAACATTTAAAGTTAAAACAATTTGATGTGATAATATTTGATGAGGCCCATTACATCAAAAATAATAAAGCAAAACGAACAAAAGCATTTAAAAGACTGGTTAAATCAGTTCCAAGGTTGATTGCTTTAACAGGTACACCAATTGAAAACAAACCAATTGAGATATATAATATTGTGAAGGTAATAGATCCTTCTATATTCCCTGATGCAACAGACTTTGCTGTTGAATTTTGTGGGGCAAAGAAAACAAGGTTTGGATGGGATAAAAATGGTGCTACAAATACGTTAAGATTGAATAAAATTCTATCAAGTTCGATAATGATTAGAAGAAAGAAGGTAGATGTACTAAAAGATTTACCTGAAAAACAAATCATTAAAGTACCATTCGAGATTAACAATAGAATAGAATACGACCAGGCAGAAACAGAATTTGTAGAATTCTTAAAAAAGAAATTCAATACAGAAAATCTTACGGAAGAAATCCTGGAAGAATTAAAACAATTTGCCAAACGTAATGATATTGAAGTTAGTGAAGAACTAACCACAGATGAGATACGTTTGATAAAAGAACATAAATTTGAAAGAATTGCTTCTGCACCAGTCCTTGCACAAATTGAATTACTTAAACAATTAGCAGTGAAAGGTAAAATTGACCAAATAATTGAATGGATTGAAAATTTCTTAGAAAGTGGTGAGAAACTGGTTGTATTTGCCGTTCATAAAAAGGTTGTTTCTCAGTTAATGGAAAAATTTAAACATATCGCGGTTAAGGTAGACGGGAGTGTTTCCCAAAAACAAAGACAAGAAGCTGTTGATAAATTCCAAAAGGATATTAAAACAAGATTGTTTATTGGAAATATCAAGGCAGCAGGAGTAGGAATTACCTTGACAGCGGCGTCTAATGCAGCCATAATTGAATTTCCTTGGTCTCCTGGAGAATTAAATCAAGCAGCAGACAGAATACATCGTATTACTCAAACAAAACAGGTTACAATATGGAATTTGGTTGGGGAGAGTACTATTGAAGAAAAGATAATTACTTTACTTAAGAAGAAAGAAAAAGTAATTACCAAAATATTAGATGGCAAACAATATGAAGACCAGTCCATATTAATGGATTTGTTTAAAAGCTATTTAACGATTAAAACATAAAGGAATATGAAAAATACGAAATTTGTAAATAGAATTAAAGGACGAATTTACAATAAGATTGTAGAGTTAGATGTCTTAAACGGAGTGCCTATCAGGTACAGAGTACTTAATGAAGGAAATCATTTATGGTGCCATAGTAATGATTTGTATGAAAGTGATTTTGATGAAATTTTAGATGTAAATATTGTACCACTTAATCAAAAATGAAATGAGTAAATTAAAGACATTAGCAGAATCCGAAGGCTACGAAAGTGTAGAAGAAATGCTTGAAGCTTCGACTTGGGACAGCGTGGTCCCAGCAATCTGTACAAACAAAGATTGTAATGCTACCTACAGCTACGAACCTGATTGTGATCGTGGATGGTGTGATGAATGTAAAACAAATTCAGTAAAGAGTTGTCTTGTACTCGCAGGAGTTATTTAACCTTAATATTTAGAAAAATGGAAAAGAATGAATTAACGTTAGAAATGTTGAAAGCTTCTTTCAACAGAATTTCAGTAGAAAATCGTTCCGTTGGTATATGGAACATAAAAAGAGAAATTATGAAGAAAACGTACCCACAACACCTAATCTCCGAATTAGATGCGAGTGGGTTTATTAAAAAATGGTTATGGACGTAATACGTCTGTATAGGGACTTCAACGTTGACCACAGAACGGAAGGACATAAACATTGTCGTCCGGGATGGGTCAACGTTGAATGTCCTTTCTGTGAAGGAAACCCAGGATACCATCTTGGATGGAACATCAACGAAGAATATTATTTCTGTTGGCGTTGTGGATGGCACGCTCCCGTTAAAACCATTGCTGAATTGACAGGCCTTAAAGAAAATGAGGTCACTGAAATTCTCCCACAGTATGGGATTAACCGTACTATCCTACATCAAAAAATTAAAACCAAAAGAGAATTTGAAATCCCTTCAGGTTTAAGTTATTTGAAAACACAACAGAAAAAGTATCTACGTGAAAGAATGTTTGACCCTAATTTGATAGAAGAAAAATATCAAATACGTGCTACCAGTCCTACCTCAAAGTTAGGAATGTACTATTATCGTTTCCGTATTTTTATTCCATACTTTTGGAACGGGGAAATGGTGAGTTTTGATTCTCGGGATGTAACTGGAAAACAACCAAACAAATATTATGCCTGTCCAGATGAATATGAATTGATGGGAAGAAAACAAATACTGTATGGAATACAAGAAAATTGGAACCCTGAGATTGGTATTTGTGTTGAAGGACCGACAGATGTTTGGAGATTGGGTGATTCAAGTTTTGCTACGAGTGGTATTCAATACACCCATAATCAAGTAAAACTAATGTCTTCAATCTTTAAACGAATTGCAGTTGTGTATGATGATGAAATACAAGCTCAATCACAAGCAAAAAAACTTGTAGCTGAATTACGTTTTCGTGGAGTTGATGCCTGGAACGTTTCCATACAAGGAGATCCAGGTAGTTTGACGAATAAAAAAGCAAAAGAATTATTAAATTACATTAAAAATCATTGAAAAATGACAAAAAAAGATTATATTTTTCTTGCAGAACTATTTGCTATGCTTGAAATGGGGTATATGTCTGCCGAAGATTTAAGGTTTTATCTTATTCAATATCTTGGAGAAGATAATTCAAGGTTTGACGGTGATGTATTTGCAAAATATATTCAAGATTTAAAAAATGAAGTTAAACCGTTTAAATATTTTTAAAAATGGAAACAGGGATTAGGTTAAGGGGTCTGTTAGATGGATTACTTAACAACTCAAAAATTGATTATACTGATTATAGAATACGTAATCAGGTAATTGATAGGATTGAGGAAAGTCTGAACTCTGCCGATTGGATTGAATTACCCGATGGTACTACTTACAAAAAGGTTTTTACACCTACTTATTTCAAGGAACAAGAAAAGGAATTAGAAGAATTACGTAAACAGCCTTTGTTTCGTGAATTGAATTCTGAAGAAGAACTTCAGTTTCGTGCCTGGGCAAGGGAGAATTATGAACCACACGGAACTATCAGTGAAACATGGTATCCAGTTGTACAGGAAGAATGTGCAATTATTAACCAAGAACAGAATGATGTTGTCTGGGTTAAATGTATTTCTTTAAAAGAAAATAAATTAAAATATTGGGCAAATGTTTTTGAAATAAACAATGTTTACGAATTACTTGAAGAAGATGAAGAGGATGGTACATATCGTATCAAATATGAGAATGGAACAAAGTGGTGTGATAAAGAATGTTTTGAAATAATTAAAAAAGGGGAAGAATGAAAACTTACAGAGCGACATTAGTCGTCTTTGAAGATGAACTGAATGAAACCTTTACAGGAGAAGCTATGGATTTGGTAAATGTAGACGATGAAAATGATCGTCTTTTTGCTGACCCCGATTCTTTTACAGTTGGTGAACTTGTAACAGAAGATGAAATCTATTTAGTACCACGTGCTTATGTGGATGAAAACAACTATGGTACGTGTTTCTTTGCATTTAAAAAAGAGGAGGACTTAGAAGATGAATAATCCGTTTGAAGGTTGGGAAATTATAAACGTTGACCCGGGAAATGTGGTTTTATGTGATTTCTGTAATAAAGATTATACCGAAGATACAACTTCGGTTGGTGGTATTCTATTTTCAGGACACGCTTGTTGTCCTGATTGTTTACCTGAATTCCAAAAAGGAATTAAAAAGTATAAAGAAGAAAAGTTTGTACAGGCAACGGCAAAAGAAAAAGAAACTTTCCGTGATTTTGTTTACCGAATAAGAAAAGGAGATTATTAAAATGAATAAATTACTAATTGGATATAAATTCCAAGATTATTGTGTTGATGTAATCAAATATTTTACTCCTGAATTCTGTGAAGCTCACGAAGAATGGTGTATTGAGGACTATGGGCAATTTGAACGCTGGGCTGGATATCTTTACATAAAAGAATATGCTCCTTCAAGAGCTGGTAGAATTATTGAACGTGCTTATAACCTTTATATCAAAAAATAATGGAAAAGGTAACAAGGGAAAACTGTGAAAAATTAAATCGGTTTGAGCATTTAACCACTAAAAATGCAGATGGTACACGCCTTCGGGCAAGAAGAAATGGTGTTACTCTTCTTTGGAAAAGAAAACCTGAATCATTTTCTATTCCGATTAAACACGGTCTTCATAATCACGGGTACATTAATAATAAAACCAGCGAATTGTGGGAGGGTGAGGAATGATAAGGGAAGAACCAGGAAAAGTAATGCCTCATCAAAGACATTATCAAGTTGGAAACGTTGTTCGTATTTGTAAAGAGCCCCCTAAAGCAAGATCCTCTGGTTTCTTGCTTGGGTCGTTGCACGTCATTAAACGACCCCCTGAGGGTTGTATAAATAGTGCCTCAGCAATTTGGCTACAAGATAAGCAGCGACAATTAAGATCTCTGCAATTTATGTATTGGGAGTGGACCGGCAAAGTTGAGAAGCCTATAAGAACCCGTACAAAGTAAAATTTTAAATCTAAAATAGTTGCAAAATACCTTTAAAAGAATTTTTTATTCTTAAATTAATTTTGTAACTTTGTGTTCTTATTTCCTTAAATATTAAGGTATTACAAATTCACATTTTTTATGAAAGCCGACATAAAGAAGAATTTTCTAAGTTTATTGGTTTTTTGTTTGTCATAAGCAACAGGCAGGTTAGTAAGGAAGCGGCTTCTTTCTGAAAACCTGTCTGTTTTTGTTAAACCAAGAAAATGAATAGTAAATCATTTGCATTAGAGATTCTATCCTCTGAATCTTATTTAGTGGTTAATAAGAAATTAATTAAACAATTCGGACCTGATACCGCAATATTTTTATCAAATTTAATTGATAAATATAAGTATTTTCAAGACAAGCAAATTTTAATAGAAGATGGTTTCTACATTACTCATAAAAAATTAATTGAAGAATACGGATTCACAGATAGAGGAATTCGTAATTGTAAGACATCATTAAAAACCAAAGGCCTTATAGAAACCAAACTTATTGGTATTCCTCCAAAAGAATATTATTACATTAATTGGGAAGAATTAATTAAAAGTATGGATATAGAATTAGACCAAGAAACCATAAAAAATGGTGTAAGGGATATCCCTTACGGAACCGTAAGGGATTGGCCTAACGGAACCGTAAGGGATAATAATAATAACAAAGTAATAAACAATAACAAATTAAAATTAACTTCGTTTGAAGAAGAAGATTTACCAAAATTAACAAGATTTATAACTCCCAATCAATTTAACAATTTCTGGGAACTTTATCCAAGAAAAGCAGAAAAAGGTAAAGCCTTGACAAGTTGGAATAAACTATGTACCAAGAAAACTGGAGTCAAGCCAACCTGGAGACAAATCAGAAGTGCTATAATAGCCCAAAAACAAAGTGACCGCTGGCAAAACAAAGATTTCATTCCTTTACCTACGACGTGGTTAAATCAAAGTAGATGGCTCGATGACCCAAATGAAATGAAAAACTTTGATTACGGAAATAATGGAAATGGTAAAACTTATTCTAATAATAAGTTTGAGCCAATGTTTGATGAAATAGGAAAAACCTCAAGAAATGATTGAACGTAAAATAATCATAGGATTAATTACCCAAACAGAGTATCTACGTCAGTTAGAGGAAATATGGAACCAAGATTATATTGAGAGTTCTACAGCCCAAAAAATATCATCCTGGTGTTGGGAATATTTCCGTAAGTACAGACAAGCCCCACTTGAGAATATTGAAATGATTTACATTAGAAAATTACGGGGTAAAAAACTGGATAAAGATGAAGCAGAAGAAATAGAAGGAGAGATTCTACCTAACTTGTCTGAAGAGTACGAAAAGAAAGGAATAAACATTACCTACCTGTTAGAGGAAACCAAAGATTACTTTAATGAAAGACAAGTAACATTACATAATGAAAGAGTTAGTTTTTTACTGGCTAAAAATAAGGTAGAAGAAGCCCAAAAGGAAATAGAGAATTTTAAACCAGTATCTTTTAAACAGGAAGAAGAAAACGAATTAGATTTAAGTACGGAAAGATTACTCACAAAAATAGAGTCTGCTTTTGATACAACCTACCAAAATGTAATTCGTTTTCCTGGTGCTTTAGGGGAATTTTGGAATGAACAACTTGTTCGTGGAGGATTTGTTTCTTTACTTGCTCCAGAAAAAAGAGGAAAGACTTATATTCTTCTTGAATTTATGATGAGAGCTTATAAACAGAAACGTAAAGTTGCATTCTTCCAGGCAGGGGATATGACGGAAAATCAGCAATTGATAAGAACTTGTGTTTATCTTGCTGAACGAAGTAATCTTGAAAAATATTGTGGTATTCAATATGTACCAACCCAAGACTGTATAAAAAATCAAACAGATAACTGTAATAGGGCAATCAGAGAATGTAACTTTGGTGTCTTTAAAATGAAAGAAGAAGACATTAGAAAAAATATTACAAAGAAAGAACTTATTGAAGCTTATAAAGAAAATCCTACATATAAACCTTGTTACAACTGTCCTGAATGGATGAGAAATCGTTGGGGTACAGTTTGGTTAAAAGAAGTAGATTTAAAACACGCTTTGACTGTTCGTGAGGCTAAAAAATATGCTAAAAAATTCTTTATTGATACACATCAGTCTATAAAACTTTCCACTCACGTAAATGGAACCTTGACTCTTTCAAAAATTAAATCTACATTAAAGAAATGGAAAGATAAAGAAGCCTTTATTCCTGATGTAATACTTATTGACTATGCTGATTTGTTGGAAGCGGAAACACGTATGGAAGAACGCCCAAAACAAAATTACATTTGGAAAGGATTACGAGCATTATCTCAAGAATATGATTGTTTAGTAATTGCACCAACACAAGCAGATGCAGCAAGTTATAAGGCTTATCGTTTGGAATTAGATAATTTCTCCGAAGATAAACGAAAGTATGCTCATGTCACAGCTATGTACGGTCTTAACCAGGACCCATCTGGACGTGAAAAAGAGTTAGGTATAATGAGAATAAATAAAATAGTGATACGTGAAGGTGATTTTCATTCTTCCCACGAAGTTCACGTTTTACAAAGATTACAAATGGGAAGACCTCATCTCGGAAGTTTTTATTAATCATTAAAATAGAATGGTATGTACACAATTAAAAAAGAATTTTCATTTTGTGCCAGTCATAACTTAGAGTGCTTGGCACCGGAACATCCGTGTTCAAGGGTTCATGGTCACAATTATGTAGTAATTGTGGAACTTAAAAGTGAAACTCTGAATGAAGCAGGGTTTGTCACTGATTACAGACAACTTGACACTATTAAAAAGTGGATTGATGATGTATTGGATCATAGACATCTAAACGAAGTTTTTCCAAGTATGAATCCGACTGCTGAAAACATTGCATACTACCTTTTCAATGTCTTTAAAGAAACTTACCCACAGCTTTCTTCTATTACTGTTCAAGAAACACCTAAAACTTCTGCACGGTATGAACCTTGATGTATTAAAAAGAACTTTAAGAGTAAAGGAAATATTCTTTTCTTTACAAGGAGAAGGGGCTCGTGTAGGTACACCAAACATTTTTATTAGGTTAGCAGGTTGTAATAAGAATTGTTCGTTTTGTGACACGGATTGGAAAGATGGTATAGAATATACCTTAGATAATTTGATATCCGTTATTAGCAGATACCCTTGTAGTTCTATCATATGGACAGGAGGGGAACCTACTCTACAACTTGATGAAGAAATTGTGGAATTATTTAAAGAAGAAGGTTTTTATCAAGCAATTGAAACAAATGGTAGTAATCCAGTTCCTATTGGTATTGATTATGTTTCCTGTAGTCCAAAAGAAGGTGTAACAATTCGTGATTTGTGGGAGAATTTTAATGGTAGGCAACTTGATGAATTTCGTTATCTTATTACAACAGACTCTATCAAAGAAATAGATAAGCAATTACCTGGTATTGAAAATCTTCCAGAAGCTACTTATTATTACATTTCTCCAATGTTTGATGGATTTACGTATGTTCCTGATGTTGTAAATGCTTGTGTGGATTACTTAAAAAGTAAATATAATTGGTTCAATAAATATAGCAGTAAAACGTGGAGACTTTCAGTGCAAATACATAAAATTATAGGAATCGCATAATTCCTATTAAATTAAAAAATAAATTTAAAAAACCTTAAAAAACCTTTGGTAGGCTCAGATATTCTACGTATATTTGTACTTGCTTTTATTAATCAAATTTTTAATTTAAATCTTTAATGTTATGGCAAAAAAATTGACAAAGAAAGACCTTGTAGCAGCTTATAAAGAGTTGGATAAGGTAGCGGGAATCGACCCTGCAATTGAGTACGATGAATTGTCGTTGGAAGAGTTTGAAAAAGAACTCTACATTACCATTGATCAAGTGGTTGAGGAAGGTGACAAATTCAGCAAGGCTACCCAAGCCGTGTTTGATGCTCTTGCTGAAAAGTACGGTACTGAGGAAGAAGAAGAGGAGGAAGAGGAAGAGGAAGAAGAAGAGGAGGAAGAGGAAGAGGAGGAAGAGGAAGAGGAAGAGGAAGAGGAAGAGGAAGAGGAAGAGGAAGAGGAAGAGGAAGAGGAAGAGGAAGAGGAAGAGGAAGAGGAAGAGGAAGAGGAAGAGGAAGAACCTGCTCCTGTAAAGAAAGGAAAGAAACCGGAACCTAAACCTGCTCCTGTAAAGAAAGGAAAGAAACCGGAACCTGAGGAAGAGGATGAGGATGAAGATGAGGAAGAGGATGAAAAGAAACCTGCTCCTAAGAAAAAAGGACCTCCTCGGAAAGTTGGAAAAAGCAATCAAGAAATCGCAGACGAATTACTCGCGGAAAAAGCAGATGAGAAAACCATTCTTGCAGCCTTTAAAAAGGTGTATGCTGAACGTGCTATCACGGACATGGACTTTGTGAAGAAAAGAGCCGGTATTTACATGGACATTGCGAAGAAAAGAGCCGGCGTGAAAGTCACCAAACCTGTTAAAGCGGAAAAGGAAACAAAAGAAACAAAGAAAATTGTTCCCTTGAAAGAAGAAGTGAAGCAGGATGTTCCGAAAAAGAAGAAAAAGTAATTGAATTATCCTGGATACAAGAGCCGGTGGATTGATTATCCTATCGGCTCTTGTAATATTTTTTTGATATGGAAGAAGTGTTTAAAGAAATATTTAACTTAATCGGAGATAACCCAGAAAGGGAAGGTTTAATAGATACTCCGAGAAGAGTTGTTAAAAGCTGGACAGAACTTTACAAAGGTTATAATCAAAAAGCTGAAGATATCTTAACAGTATTCTCAAGCGATGGTTATGATCAAATTGTACTACTTAAAGATATTGAAGTTTACTCAATGTGTGAACATCATATGTTACCATTTATTGGTAAGGCTCATGTTGCATACATACCTAATGAAAAAATTGTAGGTATTTCCAAACTTGCAAGACTGGTAGATATTTACGCTCGTCGTTTACAAATACAAGAACGTATTGGACAACAGGTAACTGATGATTTAATGAGGTTACTCAAGCCAAAAGGAGCTGCCTGTATTATTGAAGCTCAACATCTTTGTATGTTGATGCGCGGTGTGAACAAACAAAATTCTGTTATGGTGACATCAAGTTTAAAAGGTGTTTTCTTACAAAACAGTACAAGCAGACAAGAATTAATGAATTTAATTCATACCAAATGAGAAAGACTTTTGTGGTAGTAAAAACGACTTTTTCTGCTTTACACGCCTGGCCAGAATGCCCATATGAGGATGTGGCTTTTTTAAGAACTCCTCATCGACACGTGTTCTATGTAACGATGAAGATACAAACAACGGAAGATCGTGAACTTGAATTTATTCGTTTAAAGAAAGAATTGGATTTTTATATTAGAGATAACTGGGAAGGGAATAACCTAGGTAAACTATCTTGTGAAAAGATTGCAGAAAATCTTATGAATAATTTTAATGCTAATTTTATAGGTGTATTTGAAGATGATGAAAACGGAGCAGAAATTTGGAACGATTAATATTATTGATCCTTCCAGCACAGAATTTAATAGAGGTTCTTTTTGCTATTCCCCATATTTGCTTTATAATGGTTTATCAGAATTAAAAATAGCAGAAAAGGTAAATCTTTTAGAAACCTTTGTACCTGAAAATTTAGATCTTATACCTAAAGCAGACATAAATATTGTAACACTTTGGTCATATCCTCAGATTGAGACAGCTTTACTGCTTAATCACTTTATTCCTTTTGAGACTGGATTAAAGAATGTTTATTATGCAGGGTATTCACCATTAATATCTCATTTAGGTTTACCTCATATAAAAGATGTTTTAGGTTATGATCCTATAGCTGATTATGCTTTTTTGCAAATAGCTATGAAAACCTATCCTAAATATTACAGTCATTTTCAAAGGTTACTTTTAAGTGACTGTGATATGCACTTACAATCTCTTGAAAAAGGACAACTTGTACATCCATTATTTACTTCATATGGTTGCCCTATGGGATGTGAGTTTTGTCCTTCTACAAAAAATTGTGGAAACATTCGTATTTCCTTACCTTTATATGAAGTAATTCATATGCTTTATGAATGTGAAGAAAAAGGTATTTTTAATATCCATTTCACAGACGAGGATTTTTTCTTTTCAACCAAAAGAGCTTTTGCTATTTTAAATTATTTGAAAAATAAAGGATTTCATTTAATCGCTTTAGGATCTTCTTCTAATGTTCTACGTTTTATTAAACAGTATGGTGCAGATATTTTTAAAGAATCTGGATTAGAGGTTATTGAGATTGGATTTGAGTCAGGTGAGGATGCTGTTAGTTATGCAATGGGAGCAGGGAAATCGCTTGATTCTTGCTATGAATTAGCCGAAATTCAAGAGAAAATATATGCACGTATATTTTGGCTTGTTTTAACTTTCTTTCCTGGAGAAACAATTACATCATTAAATGAAACAGGGTTGTTTTTACGTAAATATGGATTAACTCAAAATGAGGTTGTTGGTCGTTTGCGTACAAATGGAACTAAAGGTGGGTTAGGACAATTTTTTCAACCTTATCATGGATTAGGTATGTACGAAAAATTAAATGGTGATGGGTTGTTTCTAACTGAACGTCCAATACGTTTAGTACCAAGTTATATTCCTAACAGTTTTTTAAATAGCTTGATAAAAGAAGTTGTTATAGAAAGATTTGTAGAAGTAAAACCTTGGTTGGAACTATATAATATTGAAATGAATGAAAGTGAATTACCTTCTTTATTAGGTAAATTTGTTTTCGAATTTATTAAAAAGAAACCTACCGTAGAAGCGATGCATAATGCTATCAAATTTGCAGTATTAGCAAGAATGGGGGTGATAAAATGAACAAGATTACAATATTAAATATACCAATTGAACCATTAGAAGAACGTTATTCTATTCAATGGGATATTTGGTTTGGAAATTACTTTAAGAGTTTTTCCCGTAAAAAGAGTTTTAATTTAGAGGTTGAAACAATTTACGGAAATAGTTCTCAAGGTAAGATTACTCAAGGTAGTTTTTTAGATGTGGTAGATACTAATATCTATAAAAATGAGCAAACCAACAAAATCATAGAATACATAAAAAACAATCAGGAAAAAGAGATTGTTTTATTCTTTCATGATTTATGGTTTCCAGGAATAATCAATATTGCTTATGTAATTTACGGTTTAGGTCTTGAAAAATCTGTAAAGATTTGTGGGTGCCTTCATGCAGGGTCTTACGATTGTGAAGATTTCCTCAGTAAAAAAGGAATGACAGTTTGGGCTCATTATTTTGAAGATAGTTTGTTTCAAATAATTGATTTAGTATTTGTAGCGACAGGATTTCATAAAAATTTAATTCTTAATAAAAGAAATATTGATTCAAATAAAATTAAGGTGACTGGTTTTCCTATCTTCCCAGAAGAGTTTGTAAATGATTTTTTAGAAGAGAAAGAAAACATAATTGTATTTCCTCATCGTTTAGATTCAGAAAAATGTCCTGAGATGTTTGATGAATTATCCTCCATATTACAACCTATATATCCTAATTGGAAATTCCTTAAAAGTAAAGAATGTACGAGTTCAAAAAAGGAATATTATCAATTATTAGCCAAGTCTAAAATTGCTGTTTCTTTTGCAAAACAAGAAACCTGGGGTATAGCAATGCAAGAAGCTGTATTTCATGATGTAATTCCTATTGTACCTGATAAATTAAGTTATCCTGAATTATATTCTCCAGCTTTTGTATATAATGCTAATAGCTCTGTTATGAATGCTATTAAACTCATTAAATCTGTTATTTATGAATATGATAAATATAGAATTTTTCTAAGGTTCAATAAAAACAGTTTAATGGTAGCTGGTGATAATGCCATCAAACTTATGTTGGAACAAATCTTATTATTTTGTAGGAATGATTGATTATAAATTTTCTGTTTTTGTAGACTGTGGAGCTCCTTCACTCTACAATAGACTGTCCAGAAAAACTGGAACAGATGCTAATGTTATGGGAACTCATTTTAAACATAGAAAATATGACACGTTTTCTTATGTAGACTTACCGGAATATATTGAATACAGGGACAAGTATGTTCAATTTTTAAAAGAACATGAAAAAAGTATCAATATATTTTCCAATCTCGATGTAATTAATAATCCTACACTAACCTTAAAAAATCAAAAAATAATTGAAAGTAAAGATGTATTTCCTATTCCTGTCTTTCACTTAGGTAGTGATGTGAGTTATCTAAGGGAATATGTAAAAAATTATGAGTACATTGCTATTGGAGGTTTAGTACCTAATCCAACCTCAGTATTAATTCCAGCACTTGATAGATTATGGAGAGAAGAATTAATAGATGAAAAAGGATTCCCTAAAGTAAAGGTTCATGGTTTTGCGTGTACTTCTTTTCCATTAATGTATCGTTATCCTTGGTATTCTGTTGATTCTGCCACTTGCCTTAAATTAGGTATGTATGGTAAAATCTATTTACCAGAGTATCGTTCTATGCGACTTAATATGTTGGCTGTTTCAAGTAGGGATATTAAGGTAGATGATCGTGTTACAAAAGGTGTACAAAGGGAACTTAATAGACGTGCTGAGAAGTGGAATACAGACTTAACTTGTTTAAGTGAAAACATTACTGAAAGAGCTATTTGGAATTATTTAGTATTTTTGGAACAAATCCAAACATATATACCAAATTGGCCTTGGTCTCTTTTTAATAGGAGAACTAAAAGCACCTCAACAGGAGAAAAACTCAACTTCTATTTAGCAGGTAATTTTTCTAAAAAAGAGGAAAAAGTATTGTGTGAAAAATTAGAAGAACAAGCTATTCCTGAGAATCAAAGATTCAGATTATTATCCTTTTGGTATCGTGAATATACAGCATACAGATTAAATTTAAGAAATGAAACCATTATTCGAAGAAGTTCCAGAAAAAGAAAAAACAATACTTGATTTTAAAGGTAAATTATCAAGAATTGGTTATTCATTTACATTTATAGAAAATGAAATGATAGGTGCAGGTACATTAATCAAATTGTTTCCAACGGGATTTGAATATGATTATGAACTTGTGATACCGTGGGTTCGCCCTGCTGTTATTACAATGAATCAATTTGATAAAATTCTTGCGGATTATCCACGTATAAATGTACCAAAACAAGCATTACACTTATCTGATGAAGATAAAATAAATTTTATGTCAGATATGATTAATGAGAATAGGTTGCATTTTTTAATCATTATACCACGTCCAAACAGTTTTTCAGATTTTTATTGGTTTGGTCGATATTCTAAGGTATTTCCTTCAATGAGATTAACGTATAGGGAAAAAGGTAAAGATGCAGATAGACTATGTCTTGGTGTTTATTCCACTTATAATTTTTGTAAATTGTTAGAATTAAAAACCATACTTGATAAAAACTTCGCAATATGAAAATTAAGAAAGAAGATTTAAAAAGGGCTTTAGAAATTGTAAAACCTGGATTAGCAAACAAAGAAATTATTGAGCAATCCGGTAGTTTTGCTTTTATTGATGGTCGGGTTGTTACCTACAATGATGAAATCAGTGTATCACATCCTATTAAAGACTTAACCATTACAGGAGCTATTCAAGCTGAGGAACTCTACAAATTTCTTGCAAAAGCAAAAGAAGAAGAAATTGACATTAAAATTACAGAAACTGAAGTTATTATTAAAAGTGGAAGAGCTACTACAGGATTTTCATTAAACAGTAAAATTACCTTACCTTTGGATGAAGAACTTGTAGTGAAAGGTAAATGGAAAAAATTACCTGTGGATTTTAATACCGCTATTAATTTTGCCAGTATGTCTTGTTCCTCAGATATGACTCATCCAAAACTTACCTGTGTACACGCAAATCAAAAAGGATTTATTGAAGGTAGTGATAATTTTAGGGTAGCTCATTATATGCTTGAAGAGTTACCCGTAGGTACTTTTCTTATACCTGCAAATTCAGCAAAAATTGTAACTAAGTTAAATCCTACTAAAATTTGCGAAGGTAATGGCTGGGTACATTTTAAAACAGAAGAAGGTACTATGATATCTTGCCGTGTCGTTAATGACAATTACGTGGACACAAGCCCATACACTAAACACCCTAAAAAGGGAGTTAATGTAAGATTCCCCAAGACATTAAGCGACGTATTAGATAAAGCAATCATATTTGCTAAAGGTGAGCAAAACTCCGATGAATCTGTAGAAATCCTAATTACTAAAAATAAATTGACTGTAAAAAGTGCTTCCTTAATTTCTTGGTTTAAAGAATCTATTGATATTGAATATAATACTAATGAAGAAATTTCCTTTTCTATTGTACCTCATTTATTAAAAGATATTCTAAAACAGACTTACGATTGCGTTTTGAGTGAAGGTATTTTGTATTTTAAGAGTGATAATTGGATTTATGTCACATCATTGTTAGGATAAATTATGACTGGATTTTTTACTAAACACGAAACACAGTCTACTGATAGACCTGATGGAAAAAAGTACACTTGTTATTCTTGTGGATTATACAGAACTTGTGTATCTCCAAAAATGGAACCTTATGGTAACTTTAAAAAGAAGATTCTTAACATAGGAGATGCCCCTACGGAAATTGATGATGACAAAGGCAGACCATTTCAAGGTAAAGCAGGTCGTCTACTTGAACGTACTTATGCTAAATATGGAATAGATTTGTTTGAAGATTGTTTAAGTATCAATGCTGTAAATTGTCTACCCAAAACAAGTGATGGTGAAGCAAGAGTACCTACAAACAAAGAAATAGAATGTTGTCGTCGTTCTGTATTTAGTTATATTGAAAAATATAAACCAAAGGTAATAGTTTTATTTGGTGGACAAGCAGTTTACTCTATTATTGCCCATAGATGGAAAAAAGATTTAAAAACCATTAATGAATGGAGGGGTTGGATTATTCCAGACCAAGAAATTAAGGCTTGGATTTGTCCCACCTTTCATCCTGCTTATGTTGACAAAATGGAGAAAAAAGAGGTTTACAATATTTGGGAAGATGATTTACTAAAGATAGCCGGTATGGTAGATACACCTCTTTATATTGATAAAGAACCTGAAATTATTTATCTTAAAAATTTACGTAAATTAACCACTATTCCAGATGATAGTATAATTTCAATTGATTATGAAACAACTGGTCTAAAACCACACGGTGAAGGACATACCATTGTTTGTGCTTCTGTTGCACTTAATGAAAATAAGGCTTATGTATTTGAAATGCCAAAGGATGAAGTTGAAAGAGATGTTTATATTTCTCTATTAAAAAACAATTCCATTAAGAAAATGGCTCATAATTTAAAGTTTGAGGAGAATTGGAGTTTTGGTATTTTAAAAACAAGAGTACGTGGATGGGATTGGGATAGTATGTTGGCTGCTCATATACTTGATAATAGGTCTGGTGTAACAGGACTTAAATTTCAGACATACGTTAATTTTGGTATAATTGATTACAGCTCCCATTTAGAACGTTGGTTGGGTACAGAAGGTAAAAGTGCTAATGAAATCAATAAAGCACAAGAATTTTTTAGTACATCAACAGGACGTTTAGAATTAATGAAATATTGTGCTTTGGATACTATTTATCAGTATCGTTTAGCAAATAAACAAAAACTATTGTTTGATGAATTACCATTTTAAAATTGAATATGTTTTTTGAATTAAAAACCTACAAATTTTTCCAAGAAGGAATTTTAGCCTTGTCTCGTATGGAGCAACAAGGGTTAAGGATTGATATGAAATACGCTGAAGAAAAAAAGTTAGAATTAACTAAAGAAATTGAAAAACTTGAAGTGGAGTTTAAAGAAACAAAACTCTATAAACATTGGGCTCACACCACTAAAAACAAAGTCAATATTTATAGTCCTCAGCAACTTGGCGCATTCTTGTATGGTACAAAAAAGATTAAAATTAGTAAAGAAACTGCTTCTGGTCAGGGTGCTACGAATGAAGAAGCTTTACAAGAATTAGGGATACCTGAATTAGATATTCTTTTACGTATCAAAAAACTTAAAAAAGTTCGTGATACATATTTAGATGCTTTTGTAAGAGAACAGGTTAATGGAATTGTTCATCCATTTTTTAACCTACATCTTGTACGTACATTTCGGGGTAGTTCAGACAGTCCTAATTTCCAAAATATACCTAAAAGGGATAAAGAAACAATGGAAATTTGTAGAAGAGCAATATTACCACGACCAGGACATCAATTTGTTGAATTAGATTATAAACAACTTGAGGTTAGAATTAGTTGTTGCTACAATAGGGATGAGCAATTAAAGGAAGACATACTTGCCGGTGATATGCACAAAGAAATGGCAATTAGAATTTTTCATATTGAGGATTTTAATAAAGAAACAACAGGTCATTCAGTTCTTCGTAGTGCTACTAAAAATGGTTTTATATTTCCACAATTTTATGGGGATTATTATAAAAATTGTGCTGTAAACCTTTCCTATGGTTGGGGACATTTACCAAAGAACAGAAAATGGAAATCTACAGATGGTATTGAATTTGAAGATGGAAAATTAGGGGCTCATTTAATAAGTAATGGTATTAAAGATTTAGAATCTTTTACCCAGCATATTAAAGTGATTGAGGATTACTTTTGGAATGTACGGTATAAAGATTATACAAAATGGAAAGAACGTTGGTGGGAACAATATCAAAGGGTAGGCCATATTACTTCCATGACTGGGTTTAATTATCAAGGAGTAATGAAAAAGAATGATGTATTAAATTATCCAATACAAGGTTCTGCTTTTCATTGTTTACTATGGAGTATTATTCAAGGTATTAAAGTACAGGTAAAGGAAAAGTGGAAATCCAGGTTAGTTAGTCAAATACACGATGCTATTGTAATGGATGTACACCCTGATGAATTAGAACACGTTGTCAAAACAATGAAAAGAATTATGTGTGAAGATATTGTTAAACATTGGAGTTGGATTACTGTACCTCTTGATGTTGATGTTGAGATACATAATGTAAATGATAGTTGGGCTGATAAACCACAAAGGTAATGAAAAGGACAAGAAAACATTCTACAGGTGGTTTGTTCTTATTTGAAGAACCTAAACCAGTTGCTGAGGTAACAATACGTCAAAGAAAACCAAAACAAGTTGATGGTTTTATTGAAAGATTTAAAGGTAAAGATCCGTTCTTTGTTTTAGAAAACTTTCTTAATGACAGAAAAGAGTATGTAACAAGTCGTTACCCAACAGATCATCCACAAGCAATGTCTGTTGTATTGTTTGAACTGAATTTATATTTAGACGTTCTTATACGTGTTAAAAATAATCTTAACCAATTTAAATTTAATGACAAATGAAAGATCAAAGAGACACCACCTCGGAAGACATTGCTTTTAAGTATGCCAAAGATGCATTATTAGAAGAAATGCAAGGTAAAGCACAAAAAGCTGAAAAGACATTTGAAGTATTTAACGTTTCAGAAGAATTATGGGACAAATGGTTTAAAGAAGTAACTTCAAATCAATCTTTATTTACCTCTATTTCTAAAACAAGTATTGTTCAACATTTGTTAAACTCTTCAACTTCTTTAACGGAGTATTCTGCTAAAATGATGATATTTTATCAATTTAGACAGAAAATGATAGAAATGTCAAGTAATCCGCTTATAGGACTAATAAATCTATTAAAATAATGGGATTGTATTTAAAGTATCGACCAAATGCCCTTACTGAAATTGAAGGTAACAGGGAAATTGTAATCACTTTGAGGGGTATGTTTAAAAAGAATGAAATACCCCACTCTATGCTGTTCCACGGACCAACAGGTTGTGGTAAGACTACCTTAGCCCGTATTGTAGCAAAAGAACTGGGTTGTACTGAAAATAATTTAATTGAAATTGACACAGCACAATTTAGGGGAATTGATACGGTACGTGATTTACGTAAAAACATTCAGTACACCCCTTTAGGTGGAGGTATTCGTGTTTATATTATTGACGAGGTACATAAAATGACAGGGGATGCACAAAATGCTTTCCTTAAAATACTGGAAGACACTCCCTTACATATTTACTTTATTTTGTGTACCACGGACCCACAAAGTCTTCTACCTACAATAAAAGGACGTTGTAGTCAGTTCCAGGTACAGTTATTGTCTGATGATGATATGAAATCATTACTTACAAAAATTGCTGAACTTGAAAATGATTCTATTGAGGATGAAATTATTGAACAAATAACACAAGATAGCCAGGGACATCCGCGTAATGCCCTGCAAATACTTGAACAGGTATTAAGTACCCCAAAGAAAAGAAGATTAACAATAGCCCAACAAGCTGCTATTGAACAATCTGAAAGTATTGCCCTTTGCCGTGCTTTAATGAAAAAACAAGGTTGGAGTGAAGTTAAAAAAATCTTACAAGGATTAAAAGGACAAGATGCAGAAGGTATCCGTCGTGTTGTAATTGGTTATGCTTCAAGTGTATTATTGAATACAGATAATGCTGTTGCAGGACTCATTTTAGAGGCATTCCAAGAACCTACTTACAATATGGGATTTCCTGGAATTGTACTCGCTTGTTACACCGTAATTAAAAGTTAATGATATGGCAGACAAAGTAGAAAAAGTGATTGAAACAAAAGACAACAAATGTTGGGTTACAATTTCTTACAACGTTAATCTCGGTGATTACGAAAATGTAAAAGTTGAAACAGGGTATTCACAAACAATACCTTTCAATCGTTCTCCTATTGACTTGCTCGAAGAAATGCAAGATAACGTAGCAAGTATTGTTATTGACGAAGCAAAATCTTTGAAAAAACAACTTAAAAAGAAAAGGAGTAAAGAATGAATCCATTATTTAAACTTGCAAAAGAACTCTGCCCACAAGGTGGTGTGGAAGATGATGCTCCATTCCCAAATTCTACTGACCAAGATATTTGGTGTGAAGGATTTGTACGTGCTACTGAATTGATGTTACACGCTTGGTACGTTGAAGATACTGATGTTACAAGAAGATTACTTGCTGAAAAACTTAAACGTGCTCATAAAAACTAATTCACATGAACTACGAAAAAGATATTCATATTGATGAAACTGCTCTTGATGTTGAGTGGTTGGAACAATCTGAACTTGCTATTAAATATGGCAAGTATTGGTCTGCTTGTAAAGACAGAGTTACCCGTGCTGAAGAAAATATTAAGTTAATTCGTGCTCAACTTATTGCAGAAGCAAACGATGACCCTGTTAAATGTTGTAACAAAGAAAAACCAAATGCCGCAGATATTGAAGCATACTATCGTCGGCATAAACGTCATATTAAGGCAAAAGAAGAATGGTTAGATGCTTTAAAGGAATGTAATGATGCTGAAATTGTAAAGAATGAAATTTCATTTACACGAAAAGCAGCCTTGGAAAACCTTGTACAATTACACGGACAAAATTACTTTGCAGGTCCTTCTATGCCACGTAACCTTCAGGGAGAAAGGGAAAGAAAACAAGAAAAAAGAAAAGAAAGTGAATCGAGAATTAGAATACGTAAATCTTAAATTTTAATGATTATGAAAAAGAAAAAGTTTAATTTTGCAGGAAAAATCAGTAGTAATGCCGCAGCCAGAAAAAAAGGTTTTGGTTATGGACATCTTCTTACAAATGGGTTGGATGTATGGACACCAGAAGTAGATTCCAAAGTTGTTATGGACATTTTACCATACCTTGTAAAGGATAAAAATCATCCTGATAAAGACAAGGAAAAAGGTATAGCAATGGAAGGTACTTATTGGTTTAAAAGACCTTTTAAATTCCACAGAAACGTTGGTGCTAAAAACAGTTCTGAAATTTGTTTACAATCTTTTGGAAAGAAATGTCCTATTTGTGAATACCGGGATAAACTTAAGAAGGATCCTGAAGCGGATGAGGATGCAATAAAAGCATTAAAACCAAGTGAACGTAATTTGTACGCTGTTGTAATCACAAAAATTAATGGAAAGAAACAAGAAAGAAAACTTCAATTATTTGAATTTTCAGATTACCTTTTCCAGGAAAAATTTGTTGAACAACTTGAAGATAAACCGGAGTTTGAAACATTCCCAAATCCTTATGAAGGTGCTTCAGTTAGTGTTAAATTTGCAGAAACCAATCTTGGTGGAAACAAATTCGCAGAACCAACAAGATTTGATTTTGAACCCAGATCAAAACAATATGATGATGAGTTTATTGATGAAATTCCTTGTTTGGATGAATGTTTGCGTGTACTTACCTATGATGAACTGAAGGCTAAGTTCATGGAAAATGATGATGTAGATAACGAAGAGGAAGAGGATGAGGATGAGGATGAGGAAGAAAGAAAACCTGTAAAGAAAGGTAAAAAACCTGTAAAACCTGAACCAGAGGAAGAGGACGAAGACGAGGAAGAGGAAGAGGACGAAGACGAGGAAGAGGAAGAGGACGAAGACGAGGAAGAGGAAGAGGAAGAGGAAGAGGACGAAGACGAGGAAGAGGAAGAACCTGCTCCACGTAAACGTAAAACAGCCGTAGCAGACAAAAAGAAAGAAACTCCTAAAAAGGGAAAGAAAGAACTTACTTGTCCTCACGATTATCGTTTTGGTAAAGATACCAATAAATATGATGAATGTGAAGATTGTGAACTTTGGAACGAATGTTATGCGGCTAAGAAACAATCTTTAAAAAAGTAAGATTATGGTTTTACTTAAAACTAAGACAAGAGAGAGGGGTATCGAAGATACCTCTCTCATTGGATTTAAAATTCAAAAAGATATATCTTCTTTTCTTTCTTTATTTTGTTTAGCTAAAGGAATTACCAAAACCTCTATTTTAACAAAATTATTGAAAGATTGGACTATTTCTGAGCAACAAAAGAAAATTACAAAAGAAAGTTTAATTAATTCTATCTCTGAACGTGCTTTTGATACTTGGAGAAATTTACCCAAGAAGAATAGATCTTTTCAAGGATTTTTAAATTCTTTAAGAATTGAATTCCACTTTAAAGGGATTGATGATAAGTATATTGACCAAATTTTAGAAAAAGTACAAGATGAAAAAGATAAAGAATGAGATTCCTTTAAATGAACAAATAAAAAGACATTCCAGAAAAACCACACGTAAAAAGAAATATGATGGTTCCCTGGAAACGGTTGTGTCTACCGGCAGTACATTATTAGATTTAGCCATTAGCGGTGGTAGGATACGAGGTGGTGGTATTCCAACAGGTATCCTTATGGAAATCTTTGGTCCAAGTGGGGCAGGTAAAACCGTACTACTTTGTGAAATTGCTGGAGATATACAAAGGAAAGGTGGGGACATAATGTTTCACGACCCAGAGGCACGACTTAACAAACAATTTGCCCAAATGTTTGATGTAGACTTTGATAGAATTGATTACACTACACCAGATACTGTAACAGAGGTTTTTAAAGGTGTTCGGGAATGGAAGCCAACAGGAACAATTAATGGTGTCTTTGCAGATTCTTTAGCAGCACTTTCCACTGATATGGAAATGGATAACAAAGACGGTGATAAAATGGGAATGCGTCGTGCAAAAGAATTTAGTGAAGAATTACGTAAAACTTGTCGTATATTAGCCAAAAATAACTTGCTGATGGTAGCAAGTAATCAAGTAAGACAAAATCTTGATGCAGGTCAATATGGACAAAAATATACAACTCCTGGAGGGCTTGGTGTTGGTTTTTACTCATCTTTACGTTTACGTGCGGGTACACCTGAAAAGATTAAAGTAAAACAAAAAATTGCAGGAAGGGAGGTTACAAGAGTAGTTGGTGTTGAAACACAAATCGAAGTACATAAAAGTTCAGTTTGGAAACCTTTTCATTCTGCTCCTGTTTACATACTGTTTGATTATGGTATTGATGACATTCGTGCTAATTTACAATTCATCAAAGACTTTACCAAAAATACAACTTATACTATTAATGAGGAAAAGTTAGATGTAGGATTAGAAAAGTCTATTGCTATAATTGAACGTGATGAACGTGCTAATGAACTCCGTGAACAAGTAATTGATTTATGGGAAGAAATTGAAGAAAAATTTGTAAGTGAACGTAAACCAAAACAAAGATGAGTACTGAAAGAATTAAATTAGAGGACAACACAAGGAACGTTATCATGAAAATGTCCAATGGAAATCCAGGAGCAATGGATGCTGTTATGAGATTATTAAAGCCAAACAACATTGATCCTGATAATGTTTTAGGTGGTTTAGGTATGGTTTTACTAATGGATACCTATGGAATTTATGGAACAGATATTTATGTTCTGTATAATGATATTTGTGGTAGAAATTTAGCAAAAATGATAGCAGTATTACGGGCAACTCAAATAGGAATGTTTAGTAGTGATATTTTAAAAGATGCTTGTTCAAGACAAGATTATTCTGGACGTGCTATGGTTCCTGTTAATGAGTTATGTTTAAAAGTAAAAGAAAGATTACCAAATTTTAATTTGGAAGGGTGATTATGGAAACAAATGAATGGCTTGCACTTATTTTTATTGCCTTATTTGGATGCTTTGCTTTACTATCAACAATAGCCTTTGGAATGGTGAGTATTATGAGAAAGTTAGAAGATATAAAAGAGAAACTATGACAAAATTAACAGTTGAAATAATTCCGTATTTATGTTGGCATACTTCTGAATGTAATTTATCAACTTGTGCAGGTTGTGGTGATATTATATTTTCTGAAAATTTTAAATTATATATTGATCTTATGGTAAATAAAAAAATAAAAACAGAATCAGACACAGGCATAATTTTGTGTCGTTCTTGCTATGATATTTATGCAAAATAAAATAGGATTATGACAAAAAATGATGAGCAACTAATTAAAAACGCTAATCATTTGTATTGTGTAGATTGGTATTTGGCTGATCAAAAGACTAAAAAAGTTGAAACTAAAGAAGCCAAAACTGAATCACAAAACATTGCAAAACGATTACATCATAAGGAAGAATATTTATCAGACTTGTTATGAAAAAGCAAATATTTGATTTACGGTCTAATATGAGAACCTTTACCCATAAGTTTTATAAAGGTTGGACACCGCAGGATTTTAAAAATGAATACCTTAAAATCCAGATGCACACCAGTACATTAACCAAATCACAAAGAGAAACTGTCATCAAATACGTTAAACGTAATGCGGATAAGAACGAATAAACATTTAGTTGTTTTAACCAACGACCCTTCTCTCACTGCTTGGGGTTACTGTGTTATGAAAAATGACATAGTTTTAGAATGTGGGTGCATTAAAACAGCACCTGAACATAAAAAGAAAAGAATACGTAAATCTGATGATACGGTTCGCCGTATTAGTGAAATAAATAAAATACTTTTAGGTCTTATTAAACGACACGAAGTAGACTTTATTTTAAGTGAAGCACCACACGGTAGCCAAAATGCTTCTGCAGCAATGATGGTAGGTATTGTTGCCGGTATGATACAAACTATTTCAGATACATTAGAAATACCTGTAGAGTGGTACAGTGAAATGGATAGCAAAAAATTTGTATTAGGTAAAAAATCTGCAGTTAAAGTAGAAATGATTAATGCTATTAAAA